GCTAGTTCAAAGAAATGCTCCTTGGAACCTAATTCTGCCTTGCCCCATGATTTGTTTATTCTGTTCTGCCATGTTTTGTGCTGGTCATGATAAAGCTTATGCACATCATGATAATGGGAATGTGCCAATAGATGTGTATTAAATTCATCTTTGGTTCTAGCATCAGACATATTATAGTGTTTGTTGGCTTCATCCCAATTCTGATAGCGTAAGGCATGAGCGAATGGTTTGGCTTTAGAGGATGTGGCGTTATTTTCAATATTCCGGGCGACTTCTCTCCAAACATCGCCAATAGATTCAACAATTTGTCTGAGATTCTTAACCATTTTTGTGCCGATAATAGATATCTTCTAGTTTGTCATGATCGCCGCCTGAGTCCATTATCTCTTTATGAACGTCTGCTCGTTTCTTATGATTCTGTTTTGGATAATGAGAAGGGAAATGATATTCCAAATCACTAGCATAATTGCCCCATCTTGGAGAATTTATATCATGATAGGAATGAAAGTAACCTGTAGCAAGCTCAATGAAATGCTTACGCTTAGCTGCATGCTCATTATTCTCGGGCTCTGCTACTTTGGGTTTGGACCGATTTTCCATATCTGCCATGTGTTGATGAAATTGCCCATGGATATCATGATAATGGGAGTGCAACTTTAGAAGACCATCAATTAGAGGCCGCGCTCCGGAATTTGATTTGAAGTGATGAGCAGCGGCATCCAGGTTTCCATATTGATAAGCATCATGAAATCCTTTAAGAGCTTGATGTGTTTGTGGTTCTGTAATTCCGGGGAGAATAGTTTTGATTTTACGCACGACTTCATGACGCGGATCGTTGATGCCTTCAGAAATGCGCTGTTGTTTCTTCTTAGCTTTATTGGTTTTATTAACAACAACACTGATAAGTTTTTCTGTATGACCTAACTCTTCAGCTGTTTTTGCTCTGAAGTTTCTATGAATGTTTCTATATCTATCAAGAGTTCCTATAATCTCAGCATTTCTAGCTGTGTTTCTTGGGCGCTTTTGTCCTTTGGGTTTGTCCCCTCGGCCTAGAGCATCTTTATTCTGTGTAATAATGTTGGCAACTGTTTGATAATGATAACCAGTAGCTCGCCCAATCTCTTTAGCAGATTTTCCATCGGCTATATGTTTCTTCCAGGCTTCAATTTCATGAGGTTTGAGAGTACGTGCTGCTTCATCAATTTCATTGGATTGGGTCATTTCAACAAATGCTGAAAAGCCTCGTTTGGATTGTAGTTGAAGACTTTCCTTAATATCGTCATAATCAATAACATGACCGCGAACATGCGTCATATTGCGCCAAGCTCTGACTTGGGTGCGATGATTCCCATCCACTAGGAAATGCTTACCGCTGGCCAATTTAATGAAAACAGGGAACCTTGGCTTGTTCTCGCCCCAAGTGCGCATGATCTTGGCTTTGACAATATGGGAAAAAACATTGGTTTGACCTGAAATAATGGAATCAAGCGGAACATTTGAAATTGGGTAATCTTTTTGGAACAGGCGGCGTCTTGAAGTTTCATGGGCCGCATCTACAGCATGTTGATGACCTTTGGGATGGAATAGCTTTGCATTGGGAAACTTGATAGCTGTTTTAACAAAGCCCGATGGATTGTTTGGAACAGCATTGGCAACAGTATCAACCCGCGCCGCTGCTTTCTCTTTGGATAGAATCTTCTTAGCTTCCCCCAATTGAACATTATGAATATAGTCGCTGTATTTGGCTTTTTTCTCTGTAGATTTGCCCCCGAATTTTTGAATCAAACCTTTCGCTGCTCTTCCTGCGAGTTTATGTCTGTCTTTAGATAATGAATCAAACTCCAGTTGTTTGGGTTTAACTCTGGACACAAAACGATGAAGAGTGCTGTTTATATGATGAAGGATTGCTAGTTTATGTTCTCTTGAAACTATGGAATGCTTACCATGTCTTCCATTGACTTGATAATCTACATGATATTTCTTAGGTTGATCTGAATATTCTCTAAAAGCAATATCAATCTTATGAGGACCGATTTGAGTGCTATGTTTTACAGCATTTATATCAGATTCAGGTCTTTTATGTATTTCGCGTTTCCAAGCTTCTTTTATTCCAAATAATTGTTTCCCAACTTTATCGCCGCGCTCCATGCGTTTGTCATCAGCAGCCATTTTATCAAGTCTGAGTTTATCACGATGCCAATGTCTGTCATTTGGATGAGGTTTGTAATCTTTATCACCTCCCCCACGCATGTCTCGCATTATATGACGCCGAAATACTCTTGATTCTTTGTTAAACTGACCCCATTTGGTTGCAATCGGAGCTTGTGTTAATTTCTCTTTGAAACCAAGTTTACCTTGTTTGACTTTGCGAGCATGACGCCATTGGTCTAGTTTTGATCCGCCCATAGCACCAGCCATCGTTAAAACCCCGCTGGTATTAATGCCATGTCTGGTTTTCAAGTAAGCATCGGCCGCAATACCAGCTGTTCCTAAAAGTCCCATTCCAGCATTGCGACGAAATCTACCCATTATCGTGGTTCTTTTACCAGCTTGTAGTTATCATGGCCGAGTTTACGCTTTGCAACATTATGAGCTTGGGTTGTATCATTATCAAGGAAGCGATCAGCTAAACGCTTGTCGCTGGTCCATTTGTCTTTATCGGGCTGAGCAGTATAGGCAAGGTGATGTAGATATTTGCTGCCTGATTTCACAAACAGATGATGTGTTGTGCTAGTTGAGGAAGTTTCAGGTTCAGTATTATTACCAATAGAGTCAATAAACTGTTGTTCCTTAGCTGACAAAGCGGTATTAATTTTTTTTGGTTGTTTAGGTTTTGGGGCCATTGTCTCTGGTTCTCTTCCTAGAATAGATCGGATAAACTGGCGAAAGGACTTCAATTAATTACACCATTATTCCAACGCGCCGGGGAGTACCAGACGCATCATTCACGATAATATAGCCAGCGAGTGTTGTTGTGGTGTTGGCAACAAACGTGCCAAACTGCAAAGTTCCTGTGGTTTGAATGAGAGAAGAATTAACTGAAGAGTTGACTGTGCTGTTTCCAACTTTCAATTGTATGGCAGAAATACTCAAGTTTCCATTGAGAGTAACTATACTGGAGTTCATAAAAGCATTGACTGTGCTGTTACCAACGCCAATAGAAATAGAATTGATAGAAAGATTAGCAAAGGAAAGCGTAGAGCTATTCGCAACGGCATTGACTGTTGAGTTTCCAATAGAAAATCCAGTCAGGGATACTTGAACATTGAGGCCAAGAGCTAAAGTAGAGCTATTGATAGAAGAATTGACTGTGCTGTTACCAATTCTCAGATGCGTGGAGTTTCCAAAGAGATTAGAAGATGTGTTACCTAACCAAAGCGAAGTAGCAAAGAACAAACCATCCATTCTTCCGCGAATGATGCTGTTCTCAACATTACCCATGCAGAAGTTGAAGAAATTGGAATTGGCATCTGCGCCCCCATCTTCAACTTTAATACGAATGGAGTTGAAAACCGAGGAGTTCGCCCAAACATCTGTGATATCATAGAGAAATGTGTTAGCCAATTAATTTGTGTCCTTTTGTCATAAGTTAGCCGTAAGTCCCGATATTATGTAACATTTTAGTCTCTATATGTGATAATTGGGTTTCCAGCCCGATCAAATATAATGTCACCTTCATCTCTATCAAACAGCCAATCATTCACACTTGTCTTGGTTGTTATAATCGTCTCATCAATAGTCAAGTTCGCTGCGATTTCAGTTTGATGCAAAAGCGCGCCAAACATCTGCGTTCCAGCAAAATGCATGACTTGCCGCATGATTTCTTTATATTTATCCAGAGCGATAGAGCTACGAATCTCATAAGAATACTCCTGATAATAGAAACCATCATAGAGTTTTTTCTGATCGGAGAGAAAACCACCCTTCTCTCTATAATAGCCCGAGCCTTTGCCCTGTTTGCCAAGAATAGCAACGCCTGTGGTTTCAACGCCTGGATTGGTATTGGAGAAGATCATAACATTCTCCTGCTCAATATAACCAAATCCTGAATCAATGACCTGGAGGCCAGCAATAGCTCCGTTGCCAGTCTTCAGCTTGGTTTCTACATCAAAATTCAAACCGACAGCATGCGTGTTTTGATCCACGATCTGTAATTGAACATTGGCTTCGGCGCCGGAGTTTTCCCCAACGATAGTAGTTGTTGAGTTGATTGTTGGAATGAAATGCTCATGGACTCGCAACCTTTCCAGGAATAATCCAGAAGAGTTATTGGTTTTTACGATTCCCCTGGCATTCGTAGCTGCTTGGGTAACAGTTTCTCCAATCTGAAATATACCATCGGGAGTGTCAATTTTTAATATAATATCTTCATTGTTGACACCAGCCGTAAGTTGATCATAGATGCGAACATAAGGCGCAATGGAATATTCCCTTCCGGGGTTTATGTTTGTGATTTCAACAAGCTTGCCAACAGTTTCAGAAGCATAAGATAAAACAGCAGCCACGAAAGTATTGGTAAGATTAGCAGTAGCATTAGCAGGGAAACCATAAGCTGTAGCTTCCAAAGGAACAAAAAAGTAATCGCGACAAAGATCAGAATTAACATTTGCTGACTCCGTGAAGATGATATTGTTGACGGATACATTGATAGATGCATCAATACCTGAAGATATAAAGCGTATTACTGCATTTGTATTTGAAACATTACCAGTAATATAATTGAACTCATTATTAACGAAGGCGCCGCTGATATCAATTACAGCTACATCCATTTCAATTTCAGAAAGTATGCCTGTGGTATCTGATGATAAACCTATGATCGTTGCATTTTCCGCGAAGAAACCACGATGGTTGATAATTTCCAGAGTCGCGTTGCCGCCCAGAATATTTGAGATATCTGCAATCGTTGCCCGGCCGATAACAGTATTGTTGGCATTGCGCGCTTCAATATTCTCATTGATTAAAAAGCTACTTGAGGAATTAGAAATATGCAAGGTGCGCTCAGAGCTTGTCGCCATAACATTCGCTGTGGCATATTGATTGACATAAGCATTGGAGGCGGCTTGGTTTGCAACAATCGCATTGGCTTCAGTGAATATCTGAGCTGAATCCAGATTACCAGAGTAAACGAAGACTTTCAGTTCGCCCGTTGTGGAATTGGCCGGCGTGACCTGGAATATCTTACCAAAGCCTTTCTGATCGTTATTGGCATGGTAAGTATAAAGATTGGCGCCGACTTGTGCTGCTAGATTACCTGAGGCCGAACGATAATTGATAGCGACTTTAGGTTGTGTTATGGTTTCAAACAACTGCCAATAATGTTTCGGGGTAGAATTGGGCTGAAGATTAGCAACAGACAAAACAGATTCAGAAATAAGAACGTTGGCGACATTGGAATAAGCATAGCCGAAGTTGATTGGATTGAAGATAATGAGGCCAGCGATATTGAGGACTTCGGTGATAATAGCCTTGCCGCCGATGCCCTGTAAGCCTGTCAGTTCAACGATATCGCCTTTGGCATAGCCCTCGCCTACACCATCGGAATCAACGACTACACCTGTCAAGGAACCTGTAATGTAGGGACAAATCTCAATATCAAGAGGAACAGAATTAGATGTCATTATTATAAGGCCGGTGGCATTCCTTTGTGTTTGAAGATATAATGTAACACATGCAACGCTTCCATATGATGCCAAGCCGCTGGATGATGATCACGAAACTTACTTATAGCTTCTCCTACATGGCGCATTGAATGTGTTATTCTTTCATTTTCATTTGGAATTCTCAGGGAATCTCTTGTTTTAACAAATGCATCTGGATTATTTTCATGAGTCCAGTTTATGAAGTGCTTTAGGATTGCAGCCTTATCCTTAGCCGATGTTGTTTCTTTCTCAGGCGCATTATCTTTATGAAATGCTGGTTTCTTTGGCTGTTCTTCTGGCGCAGGGGCTTTCTTCTTCCTCCACCACGAGAATATACCTTCATCTATAAATTGCTTGAATGTTTTCATTTTACTTCCGTTTTGGTCGTCGTTTTAGAGCTTTGTTTATCATATGGATATTGTTGTAATGGTAATATAGATCATCAACAACACCAGGATTATGAATTAAACGAGTTGCTAGTTTACCTAGTTTTTCCCCTCGCTCGCCTTTTCTATTTAATGCTTGCAATTTACGACCAAGAGGGGCAGTTAATGCTACTGTTGCTCTTGAAATAGCTCCTTTTAGTCCTGGAGAATTAACACTGAAATGCTCATTGTCTCCTTCCCCACTTTTAGCTACACGTTTATTATGATGATTATAAATTTTTTGAGCACGGAGCCAATCCTTATCGCCCCAAGTCTTTCTTATTGATTCATTAATGATTTCGCGTAGTTTCTTAGACAATGTTTATTTTCTCCCCCGTTACGAAATTACCAACGATGGTAGAAATATAGATTACATCAATAAATTTACCTTGGACCGTGCGACGAATAACTCTCTCAACAAACGCTGTTGCCCCCGAAGTCAAGCCAACGATTTGCTTGCCAATGAACTTGATATTATGCTCGGAAAGAGAAACTTCCAGATATTGGGGAATCACCCACTTGCCATCGGACAATCTGAATATGTCTTCATGGGGAAAGTAGACTTCAGCGCCAACGCCAAAGACCAACTTGAAAAGAAGATCAACGCCGCGCTCTGTTCCCTTTGAGCGATAAAGATCAAGGGAATGCTTTACGAGGTTTCTGACGTTGGTATGCGATGTGATTGGGATATTCTTGAGGTATTTTTCCTTGAAATGGACCAGAAACTCTTCCAAGGATTCATCAATGTCTTTGATTTCAGGGAGACGGCGTGTATACCAGAGAGGATTATTCGTTTCCTCCAGCCATTCATAATAAGCTTTAACAAAGGCAACGAAAACAGGCCCATCTTCTCTGACATGGGCTGGAAACTGTGATTCAATTAATGGCGATAAGAACTTCTCTAATGTATCCATCTATTACTTATTAATACTCATTCTCCTTTTGTAATGGGAACGCTGGTCGTTTTACCTGTTCTAAGTCTGTTCCAATGCTTAACGAAATGGTTTTGCATATTGGAATCAAGGTGTTTTTTGTAAGCATCATGGACATGGGCTCTGAATACTGGAAGAGCTTGTTCGCCACTCAAATGATGTAGGTCAGGATTATCGGAATGCCATTTATTGACAGAAAGTCGTTTTGTTTCTCTACCTCGCATCGTATTCCATTTCTGATATAATGTTCTTTTTGTGGTGCGCAGGAATTGCTTGATATCCTGTATTTCTTCTTCATCTGATTCATTGACTTTTGGTTTTATGTGCCGGTCATAAACTCCTTCCAATTCATGATCTTCAGCGTCTACAATACTTGTTCCAATATGACCATGCTGCACATTGAAATGTTTATGAATATGATCGTCTATTTTATCTTGCTCATCCCAACATTTTCTAGCTTCTCCAGGAGATGGAGCATCACAACCTCTTTGATTCCAATATCTGAAGCTTTTAGCAAGATCAACAAAATGCTTTTTAGAACCAACATATGAGTCTATTGGTTTTTGTGTAGCTGGAGCAAAATGCTTTCCAAATACATCATCAAATGAATCTCTTGTCATGGTCGCCCTGTCATGGGCATCTTAGGCAGGACTTTCTTCAAATACATATCATCTAGTTCTTGGTCGGAATCATTTCTATTTGCTGTGGAATGGACATGAACATAATCGCTGGAAGATAGTTTCTCAGTGAAAATATCATGCATTTCCCCATGGGCATCCTCGCAACTCTTCTCATGAAATTTATATTGGGGGGAGCGATCAGGATATTTCTGTTTCTCTACATGATGATAACGAATGTTCTTGGCGAGATACTTGAAGTGATTTGGCGAACCTGGAATGGTGTTTGTGTCCCACTGCGGCGGACCAGAGTGACTTTGTTGTGGTGTTCCGAAATGCTTAGCAAAAGCGTCGTCAAATATATCTCTTGTCATGGTAAATGACTTTCTATATCATGGTTGTGCCAAATATCGTGAATGGATTGAGTTGAAAGATGACTGCCTTTTCTTACACTTCTTCTTATAGTTTCATCTAAGTGATCATAAGCATCATCTGCATCAGAAGAACCCATGTGATTGAAGAAATGGTAATTCAAATCATGATGAGCTTGATCTAGTCCAACACTATGAATATCTTGAGTTTGTCTATGACCCGCTGCATCTGAAAATCCTTTGTGATGAAAATGCAGCTTTCGCGCCAGATAAGTGAAATGCTCTAAATTACCTGTCTTTCCATGATATTCGCGATAATGATGCTCGGAAGATGAAGGTTCAGAATGTTGTGGTGCTCCGAAATGCTTCCCAAACACATCATCAAATGCGTCTTTTGTCATTAGCCTTTAGTTTCTTTCTAATATCTCTTATGTGATTGATATGCTCAATTGAAGCTCCCCCAAGTGCTCCAAGCATCATAGGTCCAAACATTTTCCTATCACCTGTAGCTGATGCTGCTACGGCCCCCAAACCAGCACTGACTCCTACCCATGCTCCCGCATCTCTAACAGCAATTAGACTAGCGTTGAGTTTAGAGCGCAGTCTACCTGTGGAAGTAACAACTTGGCGGTTTTTTACATGATTACGAACATGAATCCCAATAGCTTTTCCCCAATATTTTTCTTTTAGGATTATTCGCAAAGCTTTCATTTCTTAGTATTATCTTTGCGATTGCTGATTCTTTTTCTATTAGCATCTTCCATTTCTTTTCTAACTTCAGGCTTTACTTTATTCTTGATATCATAGAACCTTGATCTGTCGCCAGCATGCATCCATTTGAATTGATGACGTTTTTGTTGCTGCTGTTCAAGAATAATAAGCCTTAATGTTTTCATCGCTTTTCGGCTAGTTCCTTTTTGATTTGTTCCCGAGCCCAAGTTGTATATTCTTTACTCAGTTTCTCATTTGGGAACTTCTCTAGTAGTTCTTGATATAAAGTAGGATCATCAATACCAATAGTCACGAGAGAACTAATGGTATCTTTGATTCGGACATGATGTTGATCTTTCTTGTGCATAATATATTCTTTAAGCGATTGTGATTCATGAGCGCAACGTTGACAAAACATCCATATGTCATGATTCGTTTTGGAGAAACGAATATTGCTCATGCTACTTCCCCATCCCGATCAAAACAACGCATACCTACCAGTTTATATTTGCTTTTTTTAGAGAACTTAGCTAATTCTTTTTTTGTCATTTTTTGAATTTCAGCCAAGCCATATTCAATACATCTTTTATCAGAAGTATGGCGAACAGGCACATAAGCTCTAAGCTCCTCATAGCAAGTTTTTTCGGAGTATTGAGCAGGCTGGACATTGGCTAAACACATTAAAAATACTAACTCTTTGAACATAATATTACCTTAATACTTTTAATTTACCATCTTTAAGAACACATTTCTTTACAACTTCTTTAGAGACTTTGGAAACTTTCTTTTTGGCTGCTTTAGCTGCTTTTAGGGGTTTCTTAGTTTCTTTCTTTGGGGCATGAAGTTGTGTTTCAAAGCCTGGGGGAACAGGGGTAACGAATTCCTTTGGCTCTGCTTGCGCAACCTTTGATGGTGGTTCTGTTGGCGGTTCTATTTCAGTTGGTTTTGCAACGGGTGGGGATACTATAACAACAGGTGGTGTTTCAGAACGAAACTGAGGTGGAATAAAGACTTTTGTTAGAGCAGCTTTTGTTGGATGCCATGGATTGAAATTCAAAGAATAACATCCGACACCAATGGCAAGCACAGCAGCAGCAATAGTTGGATAACGTTTTTTCATGGTTTAGACTCCTTTTTCGGGTTCTTGTTGATTGTTATTGTATTTATTCGTTATAAGTTCCAGGTATCTAGCCACATCATTCTTTCTCCCAGATACAAGCGTTTTGCTTCTGGACAAAAGTTTCTGCAACATCTTGATCGGCTCCGGTTTCATTCATTATTCTGGCTACTATCTCCCAATACCGTAGCGAATAAATCTCAAACTTGCGTGCGAATCTCGGGTCTGGTAGCGGGATCATAGATAAGTTTTTGCGCCGTCTCCTCATCATATGTTCCCGGTATGAGCCACAGACTTTCATTCGGTGCCCAGTTAGTTGGTAAGCGAATAATATATTTTAATCCAACTTCAGAAAAGTGAGGATTTCCACTATGATATGGGGATTGACCGGGACAAAAATGCCAAGTTAGGTTATAGATTACCCACATTGTTGATCAGCCGCTTCTGAGTTTTTAACTGCTTGGTCAAAAAGCGTCAGTATTTCTTCATGGGTTCTTTCAGGTTTATCATTATATTTAACAAGCATACAGTCACTTAATCTATTTGGAAACATGGGAAATGCAGACCAATAAGCATCATAAACTTCCTTATGACGATGAGGTGCAATTTCTCTTTGTAATTGATTTCTAGCTGTTTTCAAAGCACCAACAGCACAAAAACGAAAATTTGTTTCAAAGCTAATATAGTGACCCTTAATCCAATTTTCTGGATGTTCAATCAGCTTGCGAGCATTCTTGATTATCGTTGTTCTGAAAGAGTCGGTCATTTTATTTCCTCCCTTTTCAGCGGTTTCCAAGATAGCGAATGTACTGATCCACTATCTCTAAGTTTCCTTCTAGCAGCTTTTCTCTGGGTGATTTGTTTCCTAGTTCTGTGGCTTTCTGATCCAGCCAAGATATGATTCCTTTATCCTCTACAAAGAGTCCATAGGCATCACAGAAAATGCGCAACAGAAGGCGCATTCTTTTACCTGTATCATCTTGCTCAATTGTATCGCCACGAGTGAATTTACCAAGATAACCAACAGATTCTTCAATCGTCGTAAAGCCTAACATTGTCGCAATATCAAGATCAGAGAAGTTCCAATCTCGCGCGCAACGTACCAGCAACTTTGGAGCACCATGTTCGGGCTCATGTAATGTTCTGTTATTTAAGCGATCTATCTCATCACAAAGATCATAAACTAAACGATGAGGTTTATCACTCCAATCATAACCAAGCGACCCCATCTTGCCTTCTCCAGACAGCGCTTTGCGATAGTCGTCAGTTGTGCTTCCGAACCGCATTGGCATTTTCTTTTTCTCCAAGACCATCTTTGAAGTTTTTAAGAAACGATACAACTTGTCACGGTAACAGATATCCAAAATGAAATAATGTGGATTTGAACCTCCTGATACCATTCAAAATATCGTAACACAATTTCATGTGCTGTTTCAGGCTCTAGATAAAGGAGTAGTTTGTGCATTGGTTTTAGGCGTTCAGAAACTCTATATCTGCGTTGATGCCCGCTGGCTCAATACCAAGGATTGTGTTCTGAGCAGCTTTGATATCCATGTCTTTGGGCCGAGCATATATTCTTAGACTACCTTCATCATAGCTGTCAATGATAAAATTCGCTAGTGTGATTTTTCCCATCTTATAATCAATAGTTCCAATATTTCGTATTGTTGTATAGTTCTTTCCATCATTCTTTACAATGCGAACCACACCATTACCATCATCTGCTAAAGTTACTACTTGACCATTAAAGCGAAAAGCAGAAGACCTAATGGTAGTTAAATCATCAATTGAATAAGTGTTTTCGGAATGAGAGAAAGAATCATCCAGTTCAGTTGCAAAGTTTACTACCATATTTTGAGGTGTTGCAAGTAATGGAGTAGTTTTCTTATAGATTTCTAGTTTCGTAATATTAGAAATGATAGAAGGATCAACTGAATTGATGATATCTATTAGTGTAGAAGATCGCAAAACAACATTGAAGTTATTGAGTGATTCAAGATGATAATCATTGATTGCTGAAACAACGATGGTTCTGATGTTCTCTTCTGAGATGCTAGAAATATTGATATTATAGCGAACTAAAGTATCAACTAAAACATAAGTGAATTCAGGTTGAACAAAGATAGGTTTAATTGATAGATTGCAACGCCGTTTGAGGAAGTTGTAATATTCAGTCTTTTTGGAATCGGGAAGACCATCAGTATCAGCAATGTCAACTGAAACGAAGATTTTACCAAAGCGCGGAGGGTCCACATCTTCTCCCCCGAAAACTGCAACCGCTGTAATTTCTGGAAACTTCTCTCTCAAGAGGACTTCAGCATCTTGAGCAATGACAAGCCTTTCTTGAACTTGGAAATGACGAGGGGCAATGAATTTAATGGACTCATTCGTTTCAGGGTCAGAACCACCAGAAGAAATAGACACAATTTGCACATTTGGGGAATTTGTGAGTTCCCCCGAAATGCCAGTCGGATCAAAGTTAATTGTGAAATGTCGTGCTCCAGCAGCTTTTGGGCCTTTAGTAACACGATAATCAAGAATAACTGTTGAACTGGCTTTAGGTTTTTGACCAATTATACCATTACCAAAAAGAACTTCATAGAAACCAGCTTCGGAAGCCTGTAGAAAGAAGACTTTAGAAGTTGCGCCCAAATCTAAGAGCGTTGTGGCTAGAGTATATTTCTGACCAATACTTGAATTATCCTCAAAGACAACTACCGAAAGACTTTCAGTGTCAACATTTTTATTGGTAATTCTGAATCTTTCATTTTCAATATTATGAGTAATGACATAGGAATCTTTCAAATAAACTCCCTCATATATATCTGTTTCAAAAGAGAAAGATGTATTTGGAGATGCAACTATGATTGTTTCAGGAATAGAAAAAATAAATGATTCATTTTTAATAAGAGTAGAGAAAGAGGAGCCCTTAGGTACGATGTAGGGCTGAGTTTCGCTTGTAGCCTCAAATGTGACGGTTATAGTGGCCTTTGGTGAGCGAGCCGAGCGGGCCGTATAGTTCAAATCCTTGGCATGGGAAAGGATAGAATCACGAAGTTGAGCAGAATCCAGAAAAGACTCGGCAACGTTCATGTTTAGATAGAAAGCATTCTTTTGGGTATTGATGGCAAGAAGGTCCAAAAGCACAGCCATGGCCGAACCTTCAAAATCATAGTCTTTGAAAATAGATTGATTCCTAAGGAATGTCTTAAGAGCATTTCTTTGTAGATCAAAATCTAGATCAATGAGATTTAGAGAACTATTAGATGGCATTTATGTTTAGAAACTCCTTAACGCAATAAGCTCACAGTGACATTGACAGAAAAAGTTTGATTGGGGATGTTTACAGATGTGAAAACAACAATGATAGTGTAAGTGTGTTGAATTGAATGCGGTGTAACTTCAACAGCAAGAAGATTGATTCTTGGCTCTAGTTTTAAGCTGGTTTCAACTGTTCTTTGTATGATACTTTCTGAACCTTTATCCATCATCTCAAATAAAGAGTTCTTTATTTTGGACCCTAAAAGCGGATGATAAGGACGTTCAGTGAAAGTTGTTAGAATCAAGTTCTTTATGGATTGCTTAATGGACTCTTCATTTGTGACACGCGCCAGCAATCCAGTAATTGGATGCATTGAGAAATCAAGCATAAAATCAGAGTATAACTCTAATTGTTTTTCAGAAAATGTAAACTTATCTGCGCGGGTCATTTTTGTCCTGTTTTTCTTTGTATTTAGATGAAAAATTCATGTTGACAAGAAATAGAAACACGGTTAATGATGATATGCCTGCTTTTCAGTTGTTCGTTTTTCTACTCCTTTTTGGGCAACTGGATGGGTGTCAGGCGTCCTGTGTCGGGGAGAGAGAGGTTAGCGCAGAACCGCTGGCCTCTCTTTCTTTCGCAAACAAATGGAGGAATGAATATGTCATTTCAAAATCCTGAAATAAAGACATTTGAGGAAATTAAACGTCCATCTATAAGCACGTTTGAAGAAGCAATAAAATATTTAAGAATGTTTGCACAAGATTTCCCATGGGTAGTTCATATGGGTTACAAAGTTGATGACAACAATCCTGATGTAATGAAAGGTCGTTATTATATTGGTATGAATATATCTAAAGAAACACGAGTTTATATATTTGACACGGAAGCTGCGAAAACTCGTGAACTAAAAAACAGCAGATCATTTAAGGATGGTTGGCCTCCAGAAATGATAACCAAAAAGCCTGATTTTATGGCTATTGTGCGTGAAATGGTAAGGAGATAAAATGCCATGAAAACTTTCATAGGGGTTGTCATTTATGTTAATATGATTGCTATAACTGTCGTGTTAGCGGGGCGTGAATATGGTCCACCTATTGAATCAGGTCAAGGTAAATTACAAGAATATCTGGCATATAGTGAATGTCGGCGCGAATTACCCTTCAAAGGAATATTCTGGCCTATCTATTGGACCTATCGTTTTTGGGATAAAGTTCTTTAGTCATCCATCTTACAATAATCATTTGCCGCAGCTGGATCGGGAGCATGCACAATCACGGGGATTCCCGCGATAAAAACTGTGTGCCCTGTGTTGATCAACTGTCCATTACCATGCGTGCAAACATCACCTCTTACAGCCCATAGTTTGGAATTCACAAAAACTGAAGACTGACCGATAACAATTGTTTTTGCTCCACAAACTCTTGAATGCCCATGAAGATGATCCATTTTGGAATAGCAAAATGTGTTGTCAGAACCTTGTGCAGTTTTTGGATTGCAATGTAAACTCATAATCCTGGCTTCCTATTCCAACTTTTCTGTTGAACTTTCATGCGTCCGCCTCTTGCTTTGAATGACGCAAGCCCGCCTTGTTGTTTGTGATGACTAATAATATCTCTTGCTATAGATGATGTTTTTCTTAGGCGCGGTACATAGTTTCCAGGTTTGCGATTGTAATTGGCTTGCCCGCCCCCGCCTGTTTTGAACACACCAAGGGGAGTTTGTACTGGAATATTACCTTTCATAGATTGACGAAGCATTGTCATTTTTGGATTGTTATACAGTCCAATTTTTTGATATACGGATTGTTTCATCGCTCCTAGATTATAGTATTTTCTAGGAAGACCAGCGCGTAATCTCTTGAAAACACTTTTTTTAAGACCAGTAAGACCAATAGCTTTGTTTGTAGAAATACCAATATGTCTCATTGGCGAAATATTAGTGCCTAAAAATCCTTCTGTTAGTATTTCTCTAAGTTTTTTCAATGTAATTTTATGCTATCCAAAGAAGTGTTATTGTAACTGCCATAAAGAAGGATACTTGTATGGCGACCGAAACGTCACTTCCTGTTTTCTTGAAAAAATAAAAGAAGAACAGGTAAACGCCCAGAAACAATAGCATATATCCTAGCATTATTTATTTATAAAGACAAAGCAATAAGCTGAGATTCTGCCTTAGATTTGCCATAATAGTAGATGTTAGATGTGAGAATAACCCCATACACATCCAGAAACATGATGTGTATGGAATCATACTTACGATTGCCGCAATGATGATGGATGGTTGAAAGAGAGTGTGGGGAAAGAAGGGATCAATGAAACTTCGTGGTGAAACTGTGCTCATCGTAGAAGATGAGCCCATAATCGCTTTGGAAATTCATGCCATCGCCAGTGAGGACGGCGCCAGCGTGATTGCTGCGCTATCTTGTAAAGAGGCAAAAAAAATGGCTACATCCTGTGATATTTCAGTTGCAATCCTTGATGTCAGATTGGATAACGAGGATTGCACGGAATTGATTTGCCATCATTTAAGAGCGCGAAAAATACCTTTCATGTTCTACACTGGTTTTAATAAACATGAGATAATGTCAATGTGGCCAGATGTTCCAGTTATTGAGAAACCGGCTTCACAAACTTTAATTTTGGAAGGAATGCGGCAATTGTTGTTTTCCAAAAAGGTTAACGCAAACAGAACACAAAAGGAGCAAGTCTGATGGGCTGATCTTGTTCACATCATTAGAGAGTCTGTAGGGAAAATACCCTGAGACTTCTAATCCAGCTGCAATCAATTCGGAACAGAACCAAGAGTCATCTGCGCGCCAATCCCTATTAGCGGCATATGCAATCAAAGACCAATAATCATATTTCTTTCCACATTGTTCATAGAGAAAGTCATAAAAATCGTCATGAATTCTTTTTGTCGTTGGTAAATAAACGATTTTTTTGCGCCGGAATGGCATATAGTTTGATGGTCGCACACAAACACCACTCCAAGGTCTTGCACCAAGCAAATCACCATTGGAGTTAACGACAGCATCAACGTGTGCTGCCCAGCCATGTGTTCCAAAACTGATTATTAATGATCCTGGAGTAAATTCAGCAGCAAATTGAAGAACTATTTCGTGTATTTTATTTTCCCCTTTCTTATCCCTTTTTAGTAAATATTTTTACATCACGCCCCAATAATGAAACGTAATGAATGCGTTTTCCTAACTTGTGATCAAACTTAGTTGTCGTTCCTGGAATCCTTTTCCATATCCTGCTTATCCAGCATAGAGGAGGTATTGTTTCACCACGCATCCGCATTTGTATTTATTCTCCCTCAGTTGCAAGAGCACGTAAAGAAGTTTATGCCTTTATCTTCTATTTTCGTGCCTGTTACCTTTTCATAGTGTTCCCAAAAGATTTTCGGGGTGTAGTCTCCTTCATATCTTCCACCCTCACAAAGATATTCACCATGTTTTATTCGGTCTTCAGCAACCTCCATTATTCTTTCATAAGAAAGCCCATGAGATGAAGCAAAATCTTCAAGCCATCGTTCACTAAAGGTTTTATCATCAACCGGACCAAAAGCTGGATGTTCCCAAACGTGTTTCAGAGATGTAACTGTTTTGGGATAAAGAAATAAGAAGCACCATTGCCCTTTAT